ATCTCGGCTGATGAGTTTTCCTCCAAGTGCTTGAAGCATAAAGATAAGACCTTGTGCTGGATTAAGACCAGCAAGCATACCGTAACGGACATCAGCAGAATAATCATTCTTGATGTCTTTAGTTGGCTTGTATGTAATCTCATAAGGTGAACCCGAATCTACTCCGCGAATTGTTTTTTCTTCTGGGTAAATTACTTCATCTACATTAAAGCAAAGACTAATAATGTCCCTAAGTGTTGCAGCAAAGATTGCTTGTGCAGATTTAACTTGTGTATCAAAGGCTCCCATAAGAGCCTGTACTCCTTGACCAGTAACAATAGAAGCATCTATGTTTCCAGTACGAGATTCAGGGTATCGTGTACCAACACGCAGTTCTTGATTAAGTTGACTCTGTTCTTGGAATGCACCTTGTGGAAGTGTAAGTTCTACGCGGCGGACACCTGCTGGATTGGCTGTGCGGATAACCGCATCACCACCAAGTTGCAGTTCTTGCACATCTTGAGGTAGAACAATTGGTGCCTGTACTGACTTCTCTGCTGCTTCCATTGCAAGTAATGCAAATCGGTTACGCAGTAACTGAATACCAAGTACGTCATCAAACTGTCCACGTAGTTCGCCATCAATAGATGGCTTACGTGCAACAACAACCATCATTTTACCAATTGGGTTAGCAGCCTCAGAAAGAACTAAGTTGTTTCTACGTGGTACATAGATTATAGATTGGTCTTTATCGTAGTAACGGACCATTTCAATCTGTGCATTAAGGTCTTGCTTGTAACCATCTGGTCCAAGAAGTTGTCTATCATACTCTGGAAACTGAGATACTAGTTCACCAAGTGTCATAGAGTATCTTTTAGCAAATGCCACACAACGTCCATAGCGGTCAAACTCTGGGTAAGCCCCAATAGGATTTTCTATGCGGATACGTGGCAGTTTTGCTTCATCGTCTAATTCAATAATGAAAGGGACGAATCCATATGTTAGATACCAGTCAGCACCTGAGTACATCTGTACTGATAGGTCTGAGTGTTGAAAATAGTTAGATGCAATACGAGTACGCTTATCAGCAAATGTACGCGCTCTATCTGATACTTGATTGGCTGCAGAACAGTTAACCGCTGGAAGCGGAGCCATAACTTCAGATAAGTCACGTGCAACAATATCAATAAAGTTTGCTACTACGTTGGCATCAACACCTTCTGGAAAGAAGTTAGGATAAACCTGAGCAATCTTTCCTTTACGGACGGCAAGTACATCTAGGTTACGCGCATCACGTTCGTGATTGCGGTAAAGCAAAGAATCAACCCGTGCTGTTACCTGCTGTATTGTTAATGCCATTATTGTCCTAACGATTGATTAAGAATTACTTTGCTCTTTTCCTAAGTTCATTTTTCTTTTTTGTTCCAAAACCGTATGCTGATTTTCCATCTTCAATAGCCTGCTTTGCAACTCGCTTAGCAGCAGGCATTTTTTTATCTATAAATTTGTCAACTTTTTTAATTGTTTTTGGTGCATCTACTGTTACAGCCTTTGTATATGCAACATAAGCCTTAGCCGCAGTCTTTACTGCTTTTTCTGTAACCTTCATTGTTTTTAACATGCCGCGTGTAGCAGCGCCAGCGCCTCTTTCTGGATTCTTAACCACTGGCTTTTTAACCGCTGGCTTAGGAGTAACAACTCTAGCGCTGCCATACATACGTATAGCACCTGTCTTATATTCAGGAGTTGCTTTGCCAGACTTAACTTTTCCAATGGCTTTTGCCATGCCATCTTTTTTAATTTGGTCAAGTGTAGACTGACGCACAATCTTGCCAGTAATTATTTTTTGCGCAGTCTGTGGCGTTAGCGTCTTTTTAGGAGGTGCAGATTTTCTCATTTGTGCCATGATTACTTAGCCTTTTTTGCACGCGCACTAGCAATAGTTGCTGCTGCCTTAGACTTTATGCTTGCAGCATTAGCCTTACGACCTGATTTTGAAATAACATTCTTTGGTGCAGGACCTTTAATAACACTTGACAATCTTCCAAGTTCGTACATTTCTGAATCGGTCATACCTTTATAACCTTTAGCGCCGATTTGCTTATCACGAAGGGTTGCCGCTCTGCGAGCAGCATCTGTCTTGTATCCCTTAGGAGCCATTGAACCTTTATTTGCTGCTGTGAGTCCCTTTTTGTTTGCTGCTACAGCCTTCTTCTTTGTTACTGCCTTTGCAACACCTTTTACAATTTTAACTACATTTGGCATTTTATTTTCCTTTATCTTTAGTATGTTTTATATGGGTCTAGCCGATGTTTCTAAATGCCTTAGCAACATGCTTGGCACCCTTTTTTGCAATACCTCCAACAACACGTGCACTTTTAAGTCCAAGAAGAGTAAAGGCAACATCTGCGGGAGTTTTAGGAACAAGATATTCATCTGCTGTTTTAATAACTTTACGTGTAGCCTTAGTTACTTTTTTATTAACTTGATTCCAACCAATGTTTGATGGAGTTTGTGCCATGTTACTTACCTTTTGCTTTCTGTCCAGAACGAGTACGACCTGCAGGTTTAATTGGTCTTGTAGCACGAAGTTTTCCAGTTGTAACATTACGGCTAAACTTAGGCGGATTAAATGTGTTTTGTAAACTTCTTGATTTCTTTGCATTCTTACTAGAACCCAAAGTAGCGTTTACCTTAGCCTTTAACTTAGCCGATACCTTATTGCTACGATTCTTTGCTCTTTCTGCTGTTAACTTATCAATTGCTTTTAGTCTTTCCCTCATGTTGCCAGCATCAGATGCAGCATTACGTGGGTCGTTAGTTGTTGAGCGCCTGCTCATCTTTGAACCCTTTTTTGCTTTAGCCGCTAATCTAGCACGTGCTTCTGCATTGGCTCTACCTTCTGCTCTTTCAGCAGCATTTCTAGGAACACCACGTTTAACAGATTGCAGTTTTTCAAATCCAGGTGTACTGGCTTCTCTAATGTCTGTTGCTCTATCTCGTATATTAGCCCGTCTTGCTTTACGTCTTTCTATGTTAAGTTGACGAGACCTACTTCGTACTGGTGATGTAGTAATTGAAGGCGGTTGTTGTGTATCGCCACGACCCTTTTCAATAGATGGCGCGTCACTAGGCTTTGTTGTTTTTGGCTCTGCCCTTTTAGCACGAGCAGCAGCCGCTTGTTGTAATACAGGTTTAGGCTTAGTAGCATTAGGATTAACTTTTTTGTATAAAGGATTATCTGCTTTAGATATTGGCTTACGTGCAAGTACAGTACCAAACTTTGCTTTTCTAGCAACAGCCTTTGCTTTTTTAATCTCTGCAAGAGACATAGGCTTTTTCTTAGTTACAGTAACTGGAGCCTTCTTACCAAGAGTTTCATAACGCTTTTCACTTGGTGTTAAAGATTTAAGGCTAGGCTTTTTAACAAGTCTTGCTCTACTTGCACCACTTGGGCGTTTTGATATTTCTTTTGCAACCTCAGAAGCATCTTTATCAGATACTGTTTTGCGTGCTGGTGGTGCTTGAGTTAACTTCTTGCGAACAGGTGGCTCTGCTTTAACAAATGTTTTTTTAGGAGTAGCAGCAGTTTTCTTGTAACTTCCAGAAGCCTCTAGTTCATTAATCTTTTTTCTAACTTGTCTAGTAACTTTTGCTGTATCTGCTTTATCTACTACAGCCATTTTCTTTTGAACGGCAGCACTGTTCTGCATTGCTTCTGTAACTTTTTTATCTTCTTTAAGAATAGTTTTAACTATACCGTTTACTATTTTTCCATAGTTAGGCATCTTAACTCCTTATCAATACATGTCTTGCCACTGTTCTGAGAAAGCCTCATCAAGGTTAATGGCGTATCGTTTATCTGTTTGTGCTCTGGTTGCCCATCTGTTGTAAGCATAGGTAGCAGTATTGCTTGCCTGTTGCATTAGTTCGCGTATGCGAATAATGGCAAACCACATAGCCATAACAGTATCCGTCTTACCTTTAGTCTCAGGTTTCCACGTAAGCAGTTGTTGAGTTAAAGCCTTTAATCCTTCAGAGTGTTCTGAGGATGGTAGTTCAATGATGTTGTTGTTTTGAAACTTGCCTTCGCGTTCTGTGCCAAAGAGGTTGGACATTGAGGCAACGCCGAAAGATGTGTCCCATTTGTTCTTGCCTGTAAAGTGAGCATCAAGCCGTACGCCGTAAGAAGCAAGCCATTGTCTGAGTTCTTCATCTAGTGAGTATGCTTTCTGGTGTGCGTTGATTTCCACACGGAACTCTTGTGGCTTGTACTTAATAGTTAATTCTTCAATTGTTGCGCGAATCTTTTGAGGTGTAGGTTCTTCCATATTCACACAGTCAAGAATATAAATCTTGCCGTCTTCTCTGTTGTAGGATGCAACAACAAAGGCAGCGTTACCCGCCATGGCGGGGTCAAAGCCAATTACAGTATGAGCATTTACTCTAGGAGGATGTCCAGCAGCACCTGCTACCAGCAGTCCTCTTTTGCGCATCCCATTCGTGGCTCCCCGCACCAACACGGGTGGGAAGATTGAATCTTCTTGGATGTCTTCTTGTTGATAGACAAGCGCCCATGTTGAGGGTGTGACTTCGCTGCGCCTCTTAAATAAGGTTTCGCCGTCCCACTTAGGATAGAGGCCGTCCTCTGTAGGTGTATCATCGTCCCCGTCCCAGGGCGTATCCGAGTAAGGCCAAAGCGTAACCCAGTCTTCTGCATCCTCAGCATATTCAAGGACAGCAGGCATCCCCATGTAAGTAAAGGGAGTCCTACCCCCAGACCAATGCTTAGCATTACGAAGTTCTTTATAAAGGTCGTTAGCGGCAATTCGTGTCCCAACTACTAGCAACTTACCGTTCTTACCTAAACGGGTAATAACTTCCTTCTGTAACCAGTCCATCTGCTTTTCCCACTCATGGGCGTTGGCAGTGGTAATACAGTCGTCAAGAATAATCAGGTCAGCACGAGCACCGTAAATCTGACCACCCATACCAAGGGCTTGGAGGGTGGGGTCCTTCTCGCTGGAATTACGCGCATCGCCCCCAAGGTAGACTGTATCGGCTTTCCAAGTATCAGCGTCTTCTTTCCACCCGCCATCTGGACCATATGCGGTCTGCAGTTTTAGCCAGCGTGGATGAGACAATCGTTGCTTGATAGCGTAAACGAACTCTCTAGCCTTATTCAAAGTCTTTGAGACCACAATGATGCGGACATTAGGATTGAGAGCGATGCGGTAAGTTGAGTAGTTCACCGTGATAACGGTGGACTTAGCATGTTCTGGCGGTACGTTTACCAGAAGTCTGTTGTTCTCCCCAGGCTCATAAATCATAGAAGGGTGAAGCCAAGTAGGTTCATATCCCTCTAAAAGGTCTACCCAGTCTTGGTGGTGCGGAAATACAGTTTGTCCCAAAAACATCTTAGAGAAGTCTGAGAACTCAATTGATTCCTTCTTTAGCCCTAAGGCATCAAAGGACTGCTTGGTTCCCTCTTCCTTGGCTTCTTCAAGGGCCTTGGCGAAATCAGGGTCTCGGCGCATCCATTGACGGATGGTATCTGCTTTCTTGTTTTCAGATGCCATAGCCGCTTGGATGGTATAGCCAGACTTGATACGCTCTAGTACTGCCTCTTGTATAACCTTTAGGTTTTTGACGTTATGATGGTCTTTACCCTTTTGAAATCCTGATGCCATAGGTCCCCTTATGGCAGTATTATCCCGCCTATTAAGTACAGTTTGTACAGTTAGTCTGTACAGTCTAGCAAGGCTCCAAAAAGCCTTGCAGTACATAGTAAAATAAAAACAATCTCTATATATACTTAATCCGTTCAAACAGGTAAAACGAACGTTTTATTCTAAACTATTTATAAAAGCCCTGTTCAGAGCAGTGTCACTATACCCTCAGAAATATATTGGTAGAGATACCTATACAAAGGACCAAGCAGATTAATAAACCTAGGGTCTGTCGACCCCAGATTTATTAATAGTCTGCCGACAGGACTGTAGACTGGAGATGCTGTCACAGTGCACTGTCTGCCCACCAAAATAAACATCAGTGGTGGGGGCAGTCTATTAAACTAATGTCTACTACTATCATGCTGTATCAATCCAAAGCGCTACGCTGGATTGACACTGCATGAAGGTCTGGCGTTTGTAGTTATTAGATTGATAACTATGTAGTATGAGTTCTAAGGAGTTCGGTTATGTTCAGATTACTAGTTAGTGGTTCACGCACATGGACAGATGCAGAGATTATCAGAATGGAACTAGAAACCATCGCTGATAAGTACAGAAATGTGGTGCTAGTTTCAGGCCACGCTATCGGTGCTGACCGCATCGCGGAGGAGATTGCCGTTTGCCTCGGTTGGGTTGTGGAGATTCACGAGCCTGACTGGAAGTTGCATGGTCAAAGCGCAGGATTCAAGCGCAACACCACCATGCTAGAAACTGATGTTCAAGCAGTGCTTGCCTTCCATAAAGATAACTCGAAAGGTACAGCCGATACCATCAAGAAAGCAAAGGAACGCAAGATTCCTACCCGCGTACTGATTGAGGAGTCACCTCAATGGCTGGCTGATTGGGCAGTTACGGTCTAAAACTATCACGGCAGTCAAGGGGAAAAACGCCCCTTGACTAGCCGTGAAGGTCTGGTTTATGTAAGTTTCCTACTATGAAAGGTTGTGTGCTGTGAAAGTTAAGAATATAAATCATGATGATGGCAATACAGGAGAGTACATCGGTAGAGGCAGTAGATGGGGCAATCCATTCAGGATAGGCATAGATGGGAATAGAGAGGAAGTGATTGCCAAGTATAAGACTTGGATAACAGAAAGGTTTGAGACACAGCCTGGAATGAAAGAGTTCATCTTAGAACCACTAAGAGGTAAAGATTTGGTGTGCTTCTGTGCGCCCCTAGCATGTCATGGTGATGTGCTGTTAGAAATGATAGGAGAATAAGATGCAACTACTTAACATATTCAAAGTCGAAGAAGGTCTGTACTCAGTAGAGTCACCACCGTGCTCCCTATGCGGTGAGTCATACATCTTGGAGATAACAGGTCAGCAACTATGGGCATACAACAACAACGCTCATGTGCAAGAGGTAATGCCAGAGGTAGCACCTGAGATAAGAGAGAGGTTCATCTCAGGTACATGCAGTGCATGTTGGGACCAGATATTCCCAGAGGAGGACGAAGAATGATAGAACTATCACCACGCCTTGCTATCTACGACATAGTTAAAGCCGTAGAACTAGGCGACATCACCCGCTATCAAGCCAATGAGTTCATCATAGATGTACTGATGAACATACCACCACATCCAGCAACAGAGGAAGGTATCAACTCGTGAGCAGACCACCAACACCACAAGAAATTAGGGATACAAACCCTAACATGACAATGCAATGCGACAGTTGTTACCTAGTCATGCACGCTAATGCAGACTTCGGAACATTCGAGAATGCACTGACAATCAACATGTCAGGAGGATACCAAGAGTATGTAGACACAGCATTCATCAATGCAAAAGAAGTAGAGTTCAACCTA